AGCCTTTGGCGTAAGTGCTGTGGCTCACGTAATTGTATTAGCAGCCATTGTAATTACAGTTGCTACATTTGAAACAGCAAAAACTAATCCAGCATTCTTTAGTCCTCGTGATAACGTCATTAACAGTCGTGGTGTAGGTGGCGAACACGAGTAATATATAATGTATGTGGTTATATAATGAACAACCTTACGATGAAACCCCAGATGAGTACCAGGGATTTGTGTACATTATCACAGAACTGGATACGAACAAAAAGTATATCGGTAAAAAGAATTTCTGGCGGCCTAAAATATTACCAAAAAATAGCAAAAGATCTAGACGGCAAAGAACCAGGGTTGAATCAAACTGGCGTGAATATTATGGATCAAATAAGGAACTTCAAGTACTCGTTGAGCAGCGAGGGCAAGATAGTTACAAAAGGGAAATATTAATTTTATGTAGGACAAAAGGCGAGATGTCTTATTATGAAGCCAAACTACAATTTAAACATGATGTCCTATTACGTGATGATTATTATAATGAATTTATCGGTTGTAAAATCCATTCAAAACATTTGCCAAAACAAGAAGCTAAATGAAAATAATTGTTTACATTTAGTTAAAATTGGTATATAATATACATAATGATAATTTTGTGGAGTATATTATGTTTCAACGTGGCGATCGACTAAAATTAAAAGGTAAATCCAGACACGGTAAAAATCGTATTGCACAATTTGGCGATATGTTTACAGTTGTTCATGTAAGAAATCATTTACAAACAACTGCGCATCGTGGCTGTATTGGTCCATTTGCATTCCTAAATGCCGATCAACCAAATCTGCTTGAAGGCAGTAGATGGATTAGTGTTAGTGATGATCCAGATTTCGAGATTGTACAATGATTCTAGTAGATTATAGTGGTATTGCAATTGCAACTATTGCAATCAATAAAGTCAACGATGAAAATATGTTACGACATATGATCCTTAATTCACTCAGAATGTATTATAAAAAATACAAAGAGGAATATGGTCAAATGATATTGTGTTGTGATGGTGCAAATAACTGGCGTCGTGAGTATTTTCCACAATACAAGGCAGGTCGTAAAAAATACCGTGATGAATCTGGTTTTGACTGGCAAGAAGCATTTCGTATTATGCACTTAGTAAAAGATGAAATTAAGGAAAATTTTCCATATCAAGTAATACATCTTGACCGTTGTGAAGCAGACGACATTATTGGCACACTTGCAGCAAACACTCAAGAATTTGGCCAATATGAAAATGTAATGATTGTATCAGCTGACGGTGACTTTAAACAACTGCAGCAATATGAGAATGTAAAACAGTTTTCTCCTTTACTTAAAAAAGAGGTTATTGATAATAACCCTAAGGTAAATCTAGTGGATAAAATTTTATCTGGTGATGCAGGTGATGGTGTTCCAAACGTTTTATCTCACGATGATACATTTGTAAATGGCGATAGACAAACTCCACTGTCAAAGAAAAAGAAACAAGCAATTATTGAGGATCTTGCAGATGGTGAATTATTATATGCCGCCTCATGGTACAGAAATTATCAGCGTAATGAAAAAATGATCGACCTTACCAAAACACCAAGTGATCTTAAGGAATTAATCATAAAAGAACATACTGCACAAGACCAGTGGCATAATAAAGGTAAGGTATTTCCGTATTTAATAAATAAAAACATGAAATTGTTAATTGAATCAGTAGAGGATTTCATATAATGAAAATGGTATATGAGGTTTTGGAATTAGCATCCAAAGGAAAAAAAGAGGATAAAGTTAAGGTACTCAAAGAAAATGAAACTTGGGCACTTAAGGATATATTGAAAGGCACATTTGATGATAGTATACAATGGAACCTACCAAAAGGTGAGGTACCTTATACACCATCCTCAGATGTACATCATCCTGCAAATCTTTTAAGGGAAAATGCAAAATTTAAATATTTTGTAAAAGGTTTTAAGGATGGTGATAGTCTACCTGCATATAAAAGAGAAAAAATCTTTTTCGGTATTGTTGAAGGCATTCACCCGGAAGATGCAAAGGCTGTGGTTAATATGATTAATAAGGTACCACCAAAAGGTATTACAAAAAATATTGTTCAGGATGCATTTCCTGGTTTACTTTCTTGATAAAATATGGTATAATAACACAATGAATATTTTTATACTTAATAATGACCCCGTAATTGCAGCACAGTCACAATGTGACAAACATGTTGTAAAAATGATTGTCGAATCTGCACAAATGCTTTCAACAGCGCATCGTATGCTAGATGGTACTGTACAGATTGCACCATCAAAATCAGGTAAACGTATGGTACGACACTATCGTTTATTTGACGATCCCGAAATGGATCAAATACTTTACAAGGCAGTGCATTACAAACATCCGTGTACCGTGTGGACTATGGAGTCTGCAAAAAATTATCGTTGGCACTGGGAACACTTCAATGCACTTTGTGAAGAATATACATATCGGTATGGTAAAATTCACAAAACATCTTTGCTGCGTACGCCTCTTTGGACTGTACCACATAATATACCAAAGATTCCAATGACTCCATTTAAATTGGCAATGGGTTCCAATCCTGAATGTGTATTGGAAAATGCAGTATTATCGTATCGTGCATTTTATCAAACAAAACAAGAACGGTTTAAAATGACTTGGACAAAACGTAATAAACCTGGTTGGTTTAAGGAGATTGCATAATGTTACCAAACCCTCACTATATTAATATGATTATTAATTTTAGTATATTAGGCACACTCATTTATGTTGCATTACAGGTGTGATAATGGATAAACTTGATCAATTGGATTTTTTATATAAAGAAATTGAACATGCAAAATCGTGTTTACGACCTCATGACACAGGGCATATTTCAACTGCAATTAGTTGGATGAATCATCGTGTGAATGAGATTCAGGAAGAAATCCGTAATGCCATTGTACACCCTAAAAAATAAAAATACAAATAAGGAATGGAACGTCAATTGTAGCTACAATGAAATGAAGGCTATGTTGAATGATAATACCATTCGTATTATAACACCACCAAATTTCTCATCAACTGGTGGTGCTACACACGTAAATAGTAAAACTGATGATGGATGGAAGGATTTACTTGGCCGAATTAAAAAAGGTTCTGGTAAAGGTAATACAATTAAAACATGAAGGAATTTATACATGAGACAGTGGATCTCGGATATGATGATTTGGATGCAGACACACGCCCAACAGGCCGCACTTATGTTACTCCTGATGGTAGTCGTTATCCTAGTATTACAACAGTTTTAAGTATTCTTAGTGAAGATGCAATTGCAGCTTGGCGTAAACGTGTAGGTGATGATGAAGCAAATAAAATAGGTAGAAGAGCCAGTGGTCGTGGTACTCTGGTACATTCCATTGTTGAAAGGTATTTAAAGAATGAAGACACGAATGAATTCCTACCGCACATTAGACAAAGCCTCGAAAATCTACGTCCGATTCTTGATGAAAGGATTGGAACAATATATGGTCTTGAGGTACCTCTTTATTCTGTTCACCTTGGTCTTGCTGGCCGAGTTGATTGTGTTGCTGAGTTTGATGGTGTCCCATCTATCATAGATTTTAAAACATCACGACGTGTAAAGAAACACGAAAACATTTCAGGTTATTTTGCACAAATGGCCGGATATGCTGTTATGTGGGAAGAACGCACTAACAGACCAATTACAAATACAGTAGTTATTATGGATGTAGATGATAACGAACCTCTTGTGTTTAAAGAACATAGAGATAATCACATTCAACTCCTCCTTGATACAAAACAAGAATATGATCGCCGTAAACTTTTTTTTAATTAATTTCATTTTAGGGGTTTACAAGCAGCGAAAAATGGTATATAATAATACCATAATAAAAAAGAGGAGTAAATATGACAATATACTTAGATATGGATGGCGTGATTGCCGATTTCTTCGGTGCAGTTCAAAGACACTTTGATGTAGATCATTGGAAATCTCTTTATGATAGAGAAGCAGCATTTGCATCTTTAATCGGTACAGACTGGTTTTATCAATTACCAAAATTCAAAGAATCGAATCGAATCGTAACCTTTGTAGAGGAAATCTCTAATGATGATTGGGGTATCTGTTCATCTCCTCTTACTGGAGATCACAACAACTCTGCATATTGGAAACGACGTTGGTTAGAAAGAAATGGTTATGTTCCACCATTGATTGAGAATATGATCTTTACTTCTAACAAACATAAGTATGCTTGGAATAAGTTAACTCGTAAGCCAAACATACTTATTGATGATCGTCCAGATAATATCCGTAGATGGATAAAAGCTGGTGGTATCGGCATTGTCCATCAAACAGATCAAGACGATGTCGAAGTTTTGGAAAGTAAATTGGAGATAGCAGTTGAACGTGCAAGAACTTTTGAACTTAAGGACGCGATTTGAAGAAGCAACAAGTGACTTTAAACTTGAATGTACCGGTTCTGATATAAATACTCTTAAATGGTTTGTTAGAGATGGACATAAGTCCAACTCACTTCGTAATGGATACCAAGAGGCATATGAAATTGCCGAGGCTATTATTACGGAGTACGAACATGGCAGAAAAAACTACGATAGATCCTAATGCATTACCAGGAGTAGATACAAATGGTGATGGACACATATCGAGTGAAGAATTGGAGATGCATTTGGAATTCAGGCGTAAAGAACTTGAAGATGCAGATGCGCAACGTGATGCTATGAGAAAAATGACTTGGTTTGCATTATTTGGTATGTTGCTTTATCCAGCAATTATTCTTATTACAACAATACTTGGACAGGATAAAGCTGCACAATTAATTAGTGATATTGCACCTACATACTTTGTGTCAATATCTGTATTGGTTGCTGCATTTTTTGGAGCAGATGCTGTGAAAGGTAAAAAACCAGTACCTAAAAAATAATGGTTAAATGGATGTTAGTGATGGTCACTATTATAAATGGTAAACCAGTTGCAAAACAAATTGATATATACAGTGCATTAAATAAATGTTATGTTGCAAAAACAAAACAAGAGTTTAAATATGATTTTGATACAATAAAACGAGATTGGGTTTGCATTAGAGTAGAAGGACACTGGGACTATCTACTTCGTTATTAGAGATTATAATGAAAAATTTAGTATTTCAATATTATATACCGTATGAAATGAACGATAAGGATATGGGTGGCATTAAAATGCCAGAGTGGGCACATGCTGGTAGCCGCTCTGCCCAGGCATATGCAAATATATGTGGTGCTGAATATATCCTGGATCACGATAGATATTTTGAACACATTGATCCGAGACTAGATTCCACAAAAATTATATTTGACGATAAATGGGATGAATACGATCACATTTTATCCATTGATCTTGACATGCTTATATCAACAAGGGAAAATATATTTAATACAGATTTTGTTGATGTTGCAATGGTGCATGAACTGGGTGTACATACAGGTGGCCC